AACACAAACCCTTCAGATGCTTCTCTTTCAAACACCTGTCCTGTTGCAGTATCTATCCATCTAAAAACAAACGAGCCATTATTAACAAACCAAGACTTTTCAGTTTTATTATTAAACCAAAAGTCTGTTTTTGATAATTTGTCAAATACTAAAATTTTCCCACCATACGATTCTTCAGCAATCCAAGTTATTTCATAGCCAAACGGAGTGTGTTTTATATTATCTTTATCTTGCATATTATCCTGCATCTAAAATTATATTACCGCTTATAGATATACGAGTATCGTCGCTATTTAAAAAAGGGTAAACGTTATGTGGTAACTTTGAAGGGAAAAACAATATTTCACCTTCATTTTCTTTTGTTAAACTAAACCTCTTATTACTAATATTTCCAATTATATTAGTGTACGTAAATTCAAAATTTCCTTGATAGTTATTATCATCTATCTCAGGAATTTTAATCCATATACTGTAACTATATATTCCTTGGTGTACATGATTAGGGATAAACTCGCCTGCTTTTTGATGATTTATCCATTGCTTTTCAATTCGGTAAGGTAAAGATTTTGTTAATATACCTATACGTCCTAGTCCTGGAAAGTCGTTCTCGTATCGTTTAACAAGAGTTGCTATGTATGTATTTAATTGTTGCGCAGTATCTGTAAGCCTAAAATGTGTTGCAACACCGCTATTTGTTATCCCAGAACTTACTACTTCGGAACAATTAAGAGATTCTTCTAATAAATCGTTATAAAGGTCTTGTGGTATTTTTTCTTTGTAAAATCCAAAATTTTCTAAAAACTGTGTCATATCAACTCTATTAGCTTGAATACTGTTTCTAATTTAAGTAGATTAGTTTTATTTTGCAGTGTGTTTCTTAATCCGAGATGTAACGGCTTTGGCCACTTTGAAAATGATACCCAGGCATACCCGTCATGTTCGTCGTTGAGTATAGGAATAAATTCGTTTTCTACAAGACACAAGTATGTGTGAAATTGAAACTTGTCATCATTACTAACAAACGTTTCTAAAGGTATAGTTTTTTTAATCTGCCTAGTACCAATTTCTTCAGAAATTTCACGCTGTAGGCTTTCCCACGGAGTTTCTTCACCTTCATTGGTACCGCCTACAAGTCCCCAAAGGTTATTTTGTTTTCCTTTAGTTCTATGTAGAAATAAAAATCTATGAGTATCTAATGTATAGAACAGTGCGCCACTGCAAATAATCTTTTCCATACAAATAATTATGCTAGAATTTCAAACGCCAGGTTCCATTTGGATATTCGCCTTCGAATGATAATATCCATTCGCCGTTATCCCACTTGTATTGTACTCCGGTATTTAAGTTAGAAGTATATGCTGTGCCAACGTATGTACTAGAATCAAATACTACAGACCATGCTGTACCATTCCACTCAACAATATCGTTAGCACCTGCAACAAAATCAGTACCGTCTGTATTTTTCCAATCGTCGGCACCGTCTGTATTGATGCCATCACCGATACCAGAATCTAATAACAAGAATCTATAACCTGATGTTTTTAAATTTACTGGACTTGTTTTAGTAGGGTCAACAATGTAGTGTATTTTATTTGCATCACCAGTTGGACCAGTAAACACTGTATCACTAGGTAATGTATCTACGTCCCAATTTACAATTAGTTCTGTAGGGCTAGTTGAGTTTATAGCAACTGTGCCTGCAATCTCAGTGGTTCTGTCTTTACGACTTAACCGTATTTCGGTAATACCTTGTTCAAATATTTCTGGCAGTGCTTTAATATATGCATCCCATTGTACGCTACCAACTACGCCGCGCCTTATAAGTTTAGCTGAAGTTCCCATTACTAATAATCCATAATCTTTAAACGTGTTATTAATTACATTTGTAGCGTTATCTTTGATAGCGCCTAGATTATTATTTTGCCTTCCAATTTCGCCAGTTGGCGTAACAAACACTCCTGTTCTAATATCTGCTTTAGGAACACTAGTATCTGCATATGATTGCAGTTCTGGTGTACTTTGCGCTAGTTCAATAGTGCCACGTGATTCGTCGTAAATGCTTTGAACAATGCTAGTAACAACTCCTAATCGTTTTACCTTTGTAGGAGGAGAAATGTATATAGGTGTTGTAAATCCTAGTTGTGCAACATCTATTTCTGTTTCAGTTCCTACAGGAATACTTCGTGTACTAAACCCAATGTTTGCTAAGTTTACAACACTAAGACTAGTCCAATCAATATAGTTATCTGTTGTCTGTATTTCAAGACTAGGATTAAACAACATCAATATTTGTTCCATTAGTTGCAATTTTTGATCTGTATTTGATGTCCATAAATCCACATTAACACTAAGGGTATATGGAGTAGGCATCAATCGCTCTACAGTATAGTTCTTGCCTTCGGTGTTTAAGTATTCTTTTCCATCTGCATCATACGCACGTTCTCTAATATTAACTTTATTAACATAGCTACTATCACTAAGTCGCGCACTATCCATTTCAAGACCAGTGATATATACAGCCATCCTCGGAGCACTTGGAATTTTATTTTCTGAGTTGTCTCTTAAAATATGTCCTACTTGGCGTGTAATATCTCCATACATAACAGGAACTTGTGTTAATTGTCCTGCTCCGTCTTGATAAGAAAAGTTACTCATAAGTCTTACTATTTGAGTAATGTATCTTCGTATTTGGCCATCGTAAAAATGTTGCATTAGTTATCTGCCTTAGGTCTAAGTGCTGTTGATAAGCTCTGTCTTTCTTGTACAGTGTCACCGCCAATTGTACTTGTAGATGTATTATTAACAAACGTACCTTTTTGGGTCGCTTTTGTATCAGTATTAGTTAACGTCATGCGTACTTTATCTTCTTGCTTGACCCAACGTTGACCGTCATTTCTAAATAATCTATTAGGCATAAAATCTGTCCTTAAGAAAAAGTCGCCTTCCATACTACCTCCAGGAAATGTTATGCCATGACCAAATGCTTCGCCGTTGCCAGGTATTCCGTCGCCTAATAAGTATCCCTGATATCCTTCTCTACTAGGCGTTTGCATTACTCTATCTGCTAATTCGTTAGCAGTACTAGCATCAAGGCTGTTAGTGTCTACAGTAACTAGATCAACTTCGCCGTTTTCGTCAGTTGCAAGACTAAAGAAATGACTTGTGTCATAACCTGATTTTGCTGCATCAGCTTCTGCTTGAGCAACTACAGCATTATTAATTTGCATTTCATGCTCGTATGTACTGAGTAAGTCTCGTAATGTGTTGCCACCTGGTACATCTTCTTCAGCTGGCAAATCTAATATTTCTTTGTATTCTTGACTATCCATTATCTGTTTAAGTTTTACTCTATATAGATGCGGATACCAAGTAGGCGAAAATCCTTCTGCGGCTCTATTTACGTCTTCAACAACGTAAAAGCGTTTTAGTGCAACACTATAATCGTTAAGTGCATACTCGTCTTTTAAGTGGGGAAGTTCAATTACGTCACCGCTTATAATTTTTCTACCTAATGTTTTTACACTAGAAGAGATGTGTATAGTCATAAACACTGTATCGTTAGATAAGAATAAACCAAATTGGCTCATATTAAAATCTATGTCTTGGACATTATATATACCTCGCATACTGTAAATGTCGGGATCATATTTTCGATCCCTGTTTTCCATAAACAACATATCTTGTATATTAGTTTCCTTAACCGCATCGTAACGGGGCTGGTCAGCAGTCGCGTCTGCTTCATCAGGATTTTTTGGTCCTAGATACTTGTGAACAAAGACATCGGTTCCACCCATGGTGAACATTTCATAGATGCGATTGTCTATGAATTTAAAGTCTTTGCCCTTTTCTGGTTTATATAAACTAAGTCTCGGCATACACATATTTATCGTTAGTTGACTAATACGATAAATACTAATGGAGAACAATTAACATGGCAACATTACAAACTAAAAAACAAGAGATATTTGACTATGTGTACGCTATGTTAGGTGGCGGTATGGTTGATGTCGAATTAGATCCTGTACATTACGAGACAGCTTTAACTAAGGCATTGACTAGATTTAGACAACGCTCGGATAATTCAGTTGAAGAAAGTTATTTCTTCTTGCCGACAGTAATTGACCAGAATACTTATACATTGCCTAATGAGGTAGTTGAAGTACGTCAAATTTTCCGTAGAAGTATTGGTTCACGCTCCGGGGGCGGAGACGGCGGCACATTGTTCGAACCATTTAACATGGCATACACTAACACATATTTGTTGTCAAGTTCAAACATGGGCGGACTAGCAACATACGATATGTTTAGTCAGTACCAAGAATTAGTAGGTCGTATGTTTGGTTCATACATTGAATTCAAATGGAATACGACTACAAAAGAATTAACGATGTTACAACGCCCGCGTACACAAGAAACACTATTATTGTTTGCATACAATTATAGATCAGATGAACAACTATTAATTGACTATCTTGCAAGCCATTGGATTAAAGAATACACTCTTGCAACATGTAAATTCATGTTAGGCGAAGCCCGTAGTAAATTTGCCCAAATTGCAGGACCACAAGGTGGATCAGCATTAAACGGTGATGCACTCAAAGCAGAAGCAACAGCCGAATTAGAAAAACTAGAACTAGAAGTTTCGCAACAAGTAGCAGGCGGCGCAGGATACGGTTTTTTAATTGGTTGACAAATCTTATGTTTGATAGTATTATAATACTATGCATTATGAGATTACACCTTTATTTTCAACACCTTTACTTAAATCACACATAGGACCACTAGATCCTATTACACTCGCTTGGCTTAAACGCCTAGACTATCCCAATAGTAGTGTTGCTCAATATGGTACTGAAGATCATTTACCAGCGTCAGAGCGTGGATTTGATATCCTTAACCAACCAAAATTATTAAACT